GGCAAATACATTAAAATTCGGAGCAGGAGAGTGGGCGACTAAAAAAGGCTCAACACTTGCGTACAATTCAGAAAACGGAAACTTTAAACCATTGCCGTTCACATTCGATAGAAGTACAAGTGCAACAAGAGTAAATAAAGAGGGTTTAATAGAAGTAGTACCTAATAACGAGCCAAGAATAGACTTTTTAAATGATAGTAAAGGAGCGTTGTTGTTAGAGCCGAGTAGGAGTAATCAAATATTTTATTCAGAAGATTTTACACAAAGTGCTTGGGTTAAAACAAGAGTTGATGTTACAACTGATGATATTTTAAATCCAAAAGGAGTTAATTCTTCATTTAAAATTACTTCAAATAATACATCTGAAAGTTTCATACAACAACCACCAAGTTCAGTATCGGGTTCAAAACAAACATTTTCTTTTTTTATTAAAAAGGGTAACACAGATTTTTGTCATATAACTTTATTTGATGGAGGGGCTAATGGTTTTAGGCAATGGATAAATTTAAATGATTTTACACTTGGTTCTAATGTAGTTTTTGGAAGTGGATTTACTTTAGATAATACAACTATAAAAAATTATGGAAATGGATGGTATAGAGTTTTAATTGTTATTAATAATAGTGGTTCAACTGTTTTTTCAAGAATTAATATATCAAATACAGATGCAAATAATGGTAGTTCTATTGGTTCTTATATTTATGTAGATATGGTTCAATTTGAAAATGAAAGCTACGCTACTTCGTACATACCAACACAAGGGAGTATTGGAACGAGAGTTGCTGAAGATATTGCTTTAACTTTACCTGATGATGCTTCTTTTAATTCTGTAAATGGTTTCTCTATATACGGAGAGTTTTTAACTAATGGAGGTGGTGGAACATCAAATAGCTTTATTCAGTTTAATGGTAATGTTGGTTATGTAGGATTTGGTAGTAATGGTTCAACTTGGAGAAGTAGGATAAATAATGGAACGTTAAACGAATTACATACTTCAAGTGCATCAATATTTCAGAATGGAAAATTAGCTACATCATTTAATAATAGTGGTTTCAGTATGTATGCAAATGGTAATTCTTTTGCAAGTGGTAATACAGATATAAGTGCAATAACATCTATTGATACAGTTATTTTTAGGGATAGTACTGAAGAATTTGGCTCTATGAGAATAAAAGAATTAAAACTATATAACACAAGATTAACAAATAGCGAACTACAACAATTAACAAGTTAAAATATAAAATTATGATTAAGATAGCCAAATACGAATTTCTTGATAAAGAACAAGCAGAATCTAAAATAAACGCTTTAGGAACTGCTGAAGATGAAAATGGTAACGAATACCCAACGCACAAACACACAATAGTACATTTAGGTAACATTGTGTTAGAACAAGGCGAATATGATGAGGAAGGTAACGAAACAGTTGCTCCTGTATTATCTGATAAATGGCACGTTGATGTACTTTGGAAAGATTTAGAAGCTGACGAAGATGGTACTATTGACCATCCTTATGGCTGGAAGTCTTATGCAGTTGATATTGATGGCGATGGTATACATTCATTTTTAGGATTAAGCTACAACGCACATAAATTTTAATAATAAATTAAATAAATAAATATTTGTATATTTACAAAAAATTAAATAACATTAAAAAATTTATATAAATGGCTACAACAGGAGTATTTAACGGTACAGACTTAATTTTACAAGTTGAAGGCGCAACAGTAGGACACACAACAAGTTGTTCTTTATCATTATCTATGGATACGCCTGAAGCTACAACAAAAGATTCAAACGGATTTTCTGAATATATCGGAGGTGTTAAAGGAGGCGAAATTTCATTCGAGGGTTTAATTGCTTATGACGATTCATCAAACGCAATTGAAATGGCTGACTTTCTTTTAGCTAGAACTAAATTAACTTGTATTTTTGGAACTTCAGAGTCAGGCGATGCAATTTATACGGCTGAAGGTTTTTTATCTAGTGTTGAAATGTCTGCTGAAATGGAATCTGCGGTTTCTTATTCAGGATCAATTACAATTACTGGAGCAATCACAAAATCAACAAACGCTTAATTAACTAAGTGTTTTAAAATATAAGAGTCGCCGTCTATTTAAGGCGGTGGCTTTTTTTTTACTAATAATAAAATCTTTTAAAAATGACAAACAAAAAAAGAGGTTATATTGATATAACCGTAAACGGCAAAAAGAAAACCTTACATTTTTCTATGAACTTTTGGGCGGAATTTACCGAACAAATGGGTATTTCACTTCAAGAAATCGGATCTGTTTTTGAGTCAGGCGTTTCATTAAATGGATTGCGTGCATTAATTTATTCTGCGGTATTGGCTAACGACTTAGAAAACAACAACGAAGTAGATTATAATTTATATAGCGTTGGGACTTGGTTAGACGATATTGATGCAGAAACAATTAATCAAATTGTTGAAACAATGCTAGAATCTAAAATTCTAGGAAACTCTTTAAATGGTGGCGAACCAAAAAACGCAAAGGTCCAGCCGTCAAAGAGGAAGTAAACTTTGAAAAATTAACCGATTATTATATAGGAATGATAGGAATATCGCCTGATAATTTTTGGCGGCAAACCTGGAGGGAAAACGGTTTAATAGCTGAAGCGTATCACAACAACGTTAATTTAAACTGGGAACAAACAAGATACATTGCAACAATGTTACACAATGTAAATTGTCAAAAGAAATCGCAAATGTTAAAGCCTGAACAATTGTTTTCTTTGCCAGTTGATAATGCGAGAAAAAAGAAGCGTTCAGAGCCAAAATCTAGTCCAAAAGAAATGAAGGCATTTTTGGATAAATATAACGCAATGATGCATAAAAAGACGTTTAAATAAAAGCGTCTTTTTTTTTGTATTTTTGTCTAACTACATTTGATTAATTATGGCGCAACAAGAATTAAAAGTTAATATAACAGGGGACAGTAGAAAGCTAAATAATGCTTTGAGTTCTGCAAGTTCAAAACTTTCATCGTTTGGCTCAAAAATGCAAGGCGTTGGAAAATCTTTATCTACAAGATTGACTTTGCCATTGGTTGCTGCTGGAGTAGCTGCTACAAAATTAGCTTTAGACTTTGACAAATCAATGACGCAAATACAGTCGTTAGTAGGTGTTTCTGCAAGTGAAGTTTCTAAAATGGGCGAAGCTGCTAAAAGAATGGCAATTGATACTGGTAAAAGTGCAAACGAAGCTGCTGAAGCGTTGTTTTTTATAACGTCTGCTGGATTAAGAGGCGAAGAGGCTATGCAAGTACTAGAGGCGTCTTTAAAAGCTGCTGCGGTAGGCCTAGGGGAAACTAAAACAATTGCTGATTTATCTACTTCAGCATTGAACGCATACGGATCAGAAAATTTAAGTGCATCAGAGGCAACCGATATTTTAACGGCTGCGGTACGTGAGGGGAAACTCGAAGCGAGTCAATTAGCTGGTTCAATGGGTGGCGTTATTCCAATAGCGTCAAATATGGGCGTAAGTTTTAACGAGGTTGCTGCTTCTATGGCTGCGATGTCTAGAACTGGAACAAACGCCGCTGAAGGTGCAACGCAATTAAACGCAATTTTAGCGTCTTTAAAGAAACCAACTGCTGAAGCAGAAAAAGCTTTGGAAAGTATGGGAATGAGTACTGATAGCGTTCAGAAATCATTAAGAGAGCAAGGTTTGTTGGCTACATTAGAAATGTTGCAAAATTCAATGAAACAAACTGGATTAGATACAACTGCAATATTTCCAAATATTAGAGCGTTAAAAGGGGTTTTGGATTTAACAGGTGCTGGAGTTGAATCAAACAGAAAAATATTTGAAGCGCTAAACAATACAATGGGCGCAACTGATGAAGCTTTTGACAAAACTTCAAAATCGGCATCATTCCAATTTAAAAAAGGAATGGAAACAATGAAAAGTTCTTTGTTAGAAATTGGAACTGTAATATTGCCAGCGGTTGTTAAAGCCGTTACAAAATTATCTGAATTTATAAAAAGTTTAACAGATCGTTTTAAAAATTTATCGCCTTTTGTTCAAAATTTAATTTTAGGATTTGGCGGAATATTAGCTGGTGCTGGGCCATTATTAATCATATTTGGTAAAATAATGACTGGATTAACTGCATTGGGGCCAGTTTTATCTTTAGCCGCAACAGGATTTAGATTATTAACTGCGGCAATGATTGCAAATCCAATTATAGCGGTTGCTGCTGCAATTGCTGCGATAGGAGTTGCAATATATAGTTACACAAAAGCGCAAAAAGATGCTTTAAGTGAAATTGAAACTATTGAACAAGTTGAACAAAGGCTTGCAGAAAAAAGAAAAAAACTAGCTGAAGAACAGGCAAGAGTTGCAGATGGTTATGGTGGTCAAGTAAAGAAAAATGTAAGAGTACTAAAAGAAGAAATTACTGCTTTAGAAGAAAAGGAAAAAGCAATAAGAGCATCAAATGAAGCTTTAAAAGATTCGGCAGTTATAGCTGCTGAAGCATTAAAAGTAATAACTCCTAAAGAAGATCAAACAACTGGTGGCGCTAGAAGGCCAACAGCTACAACTTCAGGCGCTCAAATGGTAGGACTTCAAGACGTTGCTGGTCCAATTACGGCATCTATTTTAGCAGATACGGAAGCAATACCAGATGCAATGGATCAACAACAGGAAGTTTTAAATCAAAAAAGAGCTGAGGCGATGGCTAACGCTATGGACTTTAACGCTGGTTTAAATCAAATTGTTACAGGCGGATTAAATAACTTAGCAGTTGGAATTGGTCAAGCTTTAGGAAAAGCATTATCTGAAGGTGGAAATTTAACGCAAAAATTATCAAAGATAGTTTTAACAACTGTTGGAAATATGGCGGTTCAATTAGGTAAATTGGCGATAGCTATTGGTATTGGTGTTGAAGGAATTAAAAAAGCATTACAATCTTTAAATCCAGCCGTTGCAATTGCTGCTGGTATCGCATTAGTTGCTTTAGGTTCTTTTGCAAGATCACAAGCTGGAAAAATTGGTTCAGGCGGACGTGGTGCAACTGCATTTGCAAATGGGGGTATTGTTTCAGGGCCAACAATGGGACTTGTAGGGGAATATCCAGGCGCAAGGTCAAATCCTGAAGTTATTGCGCCGTTAAATAAATTACAAAATATTATAGGCAATACTGGAAGTTCGCAAAATATAACAGTTGGCGGACAAATTAGATTAGACGGTCAAGATTTACTTATTGCAATAGAGAGAGCAAACGAATCTGCGGACAGAATATTTTAAAAATAAAAAATGGCATACGGCGTTAAATATAGATTAGAATTTTCCGATGTTTTAGGGTATGGAAAAAAAGTTGAAATATTAAAAAAAGATTATACTGGGGACGTTTTGCCAATGATAGGAACTGGGAATCCAGTTGTTGTAAAATGGAACTCAAAAGATGATTTTTATAGTTCAATTATAGGATCAAGATGTCAGTTAAATTTAATGGTAACAGATACCGTTCAATACGATGACTTTTATAAGTTTGACGAACGAGAATATAAAGTAAAAGTATCATTTTCACAAAGTAAATCTGAATCTTATGCAGACCGAATCACAGAAGATCAGGGTTTTTATGAATCTTTAGAATGTATTGATGAATTTTTAGGACAATTTTATACGCTATCAACTTACTATGAGCAAAGAGTTAAAGATGATGACGGTTTTGTTGAGTCTTTAGATTGCATTTCAAAATCTATAAATGATGAAAAGTTTCCTATTTGGGAAACGTACTGGATTGGTTGGTTAGTAGTAGATCGTTTTAAGGAGCAAATGGTTTCAGCGCCTTATACTATTTCTTTAAATGCTTATGATGGTTTAGGACTTTTAAATAATTATGTTGCACCGCTTTCAGCAGATGACAACGAATCGAGTGGAAACACAACTTCAGACATACAAAGAATTTCAAAAATATTACAAAATTTAGATTTAGATTTAGATATTTTATTTTTAAATGATTTATATTTTAAAGAAGATGGAGTTTCAGCCGTAAAATATCCAAACGTTACAACTTTTCCAAATTATTTATTTGAATTAAGAAATGGATTTGATTCATATACTGCAAAAGATCAGTTAAGTTTATTATTAACTTTATACAATATGCGTATTTTTCAAAGTTATGGAAAATGGTATATTGTAGAAAATTCAAATACTTTTGATATAAGAGTCAAAAATAATATTCAAGAATTAAACACAAATTCAAATCCTCCTAATAATATAAGAGAATTAATAAATTTAAAGTTAAGAGGAGGCGATACTGAATTTTTAGAATCTGAACGAATTAATTATTTAGGAGTTTCTCAAGGTAACGAAAACGTTTCAACTTTAAGAGTTGCGCCAAAACAATTAAGGCCAGTAAATAATGATTTAAGACGTGAATATTTGCAGCCTATTATAGAAGTTGAAAAGAAACTGGAAACAAAACAATATGAGCGAACTTATTGGAATAATAACGCTGGTTTTGAATATGGAAGTTATAACTGGAATATTACTGGAGCAAATGCAACTATTGTTGAAAATGAAATATCAAAACAAGGCACATTTTCAGCTAAATTAGGTTTATTTTCGATAAATCTTGGCGTTAAATGTTTTCAAACAGTTAATGCAAACACAATAAATACCTTAGCTTTACCAGGTACAAAGTTTACGTTTTCTAGTTTTATAGAGGCTAATGACACTTTAACATTCACATACGTACAATTTAAAGTATTATATTCAGATGGTTCAAACACATTATATTGGGATAATTCAGTTAACAATTGGACTTCAACAAATACATTAAATAGAGAATTTATTGATAATTTTAATACTTGGCAAACAGTAACAAAAACATTGAAATCAACAGCAGGTTTATCTCCTCTTATTTTAAATGGAACTTTAACTTTAGAAATTTGGAGTACAGGAACAAATACTCCAGCAGATTATGTAAATACTTATTATGACAATGTAGGTATTTTTCAAGATGGAGGACAATTTTTTGATTTTATATGGATTGATGGAATTGAAAAAAATATAACGCCGTCAAAATCAATAAAAGCAATAAGAACGGAAGATTTAAATTATACTTCAAAAAAATCTTATAATTCAATTTTATTTCCAACCAATTCGCCATCAATGCAAAAAAAATGGTATAGGTCAAGAGATTTAAATGTAAATGGCGGAATAACAACAGAATTTAATACAGTTACTAATATTGTAAATCAAAATATAATGAATGATTTTAGGGACTTTACTACTAGATACGAGGGTTCTTTTAGATCTATAAATCCAAATCCATTATCATTACATCATAGAATTTGGTTTGATTGGCCAAACGTTTTAGAAGATCAACAAAGTACTATTTTAGACGGTTTAGTTTATAAAATTAAATCAAACGAATACAAAGTTTTAGGCCACGTTCCAAATGATGACAATGATTTAGATGTTTCTATAAGAATAACAGAATAAAGAATACTTTTTTTCTTTTTTGTTTGTCAGCCGCTGACTTGTATTTATTACATTTTGGCGGTTTTTTATTGAAAAAAATTTTTTTATTTGAAAATTTATTTTTAATTTTGCTATAAATAAAAACGAAAAATATATGTTTGAACAACTATTCAAGGCGGAAATGAAACGCCTAAATTTAAGACGCTATGACGTTTGCAAAATTTTAGATTGCACAATGCCAACTCTAAAAGCAAGACTACAAAATCCTAAAAACTTTACACTAGGCGAGATTATAATCCTTCAGGAAAATGATTTTGAATTGCCAAAAATTTCAGAAAATTTAAGTATTTAAAAACAAACAAAAATGAAAACAATAAACATTAAAGGAAAAGATTACATTACAGTAAATGAACGATTAATATATTTCAGAAAAGAGGAAGTATTTACAAACTGGGGAATAGTTGAATCAATTGTTTCTTTAGACGACAAAGAAGGTATTTTTAAAGTTGAAATATTAGATGCTGATGGCGATATTGTAGTTTCAGCACACGCCCAGGAATATAGAGATTCCAGCTATATAAATAAAACATCTTTTTTAGAGAATGGATTTACTTCGGCTTTAGGTAGGGCGCTTGGTTATTTAGGTATTGGAATTGATACGTCAATCGCTTCAGCTGAAGAGGTGCAAAATGCAGTAAAAAACCAAACAACGCAAGAAGATCAACGCAAATGGCTAACAGAGGCGCAACTAAATGCAACGTTAAAAGCTACAAAAGAGCAAGCGGAAAAGGTTATAAAAAACTTTAGAATGAAAAAAGAATATAGACAAAAAATAAATAGTAAGTTTAATTTAAATTAAGTAAAAATGAGTACAGAGAAAAAAGAAACAATTTATTGCGGAAGTGGAAAAAAAGTAAGCACGCAATACGGAGATTTTAGAGCAATCACTTTAAATTTGAGTGATTTACCAGCGGAACATATTTTTGAATACAATGGTAAAAAGTATATCAAACTAAATGTAAACGATAAAAAGCAAGCTGACAATTACGGAAAAGATGTTTCAGTTTCGGTTAATACTTGGAAGCCTGACGCTGAAAAGAAACAAGTTG